AAGTTTCTGCTGATTTAGAAGTTAGTTTTAATGATTTAACAAACACAATAAAGAAAGTTTTAAATGGAACTGCTAATTCAAGCAATAAAGAAAAAAATAAAAGATCATAAACAAGAATTAAGTAATAATTTATTATCTAAAGGTGTAGATAATCATTCTGAATTTAAACGTGTGTACGGATATGGACAAGGTTTAGATAAATCACTTGAAATAATTAATGAAACAATTGAAAAATATAAAACAGGAGAAATAGATGATTAATAATGATAATTGGGCAACTGATAATAGTGTACCTACACCTAATAAAGTACCTCAACCAGTAGGATATAGAATATTAATTAGACCGAGAGGAGTAATAGAAAAAACAAAAGGTGGTATTATATTAACAGATAGTAACAAAGACAGTCAGTCTTATTTAAATAGTGTAGGACAAGTAATAGCAATGGGATTAGAGTGTTATAGTGACAGAAAACAACCTTGGTGTAAAGTAAATGATTGGGTTATATTTGGTAGATATGCAGGTGCAAGAATTTCTGTACAAAAGGTCAAAATGTTGTTATTAAATGACGATGAGATTATTGCAACTCTGGAAAATCCAGATATAATAACTCAACAATTATAACAAACATTAACATTATGTTAATGACAACATAGG